AAGAAGAAAGATAAAAGAAGGAAAACCTTTTCTTGAATGGGAATATCCTGACTGGTAGATTGTTCACGCACCATTTCCCCATTTAAAATAACCTTTTTAATAAATATTTCTAGAATAATTCTGAACTAGACGGAGAATTAAGATGCCGCTAAATTTAGCATCTCCTGGAATTGTAGTAAGAGAAGTTGATTTAACAGTTGGTAGAATTGACCCAACCTCCGATGCTGTTGGGGCAATTGTAGCGCCTTTCGCAAAAGGTCCTGTAGACCTACCTATTTTAGTAGAGAATGAGGCAGACTTACTTCAAAATTTTGGAGAGCCTTATCCAACAGACAAGCATTATGAGCATTGGATGGTTGCTTCTTCATATCTTGCTTATGGTGGATCACTAAGAGTTGTAAGATCTGATGATACAGACCTAAAAAATGGATTTGCTGGAGCAGCATCTAGCATCAAAATCAAGAGTCTGGACGATTATAACAATCTTGGTTACGATGAAAATACCATTAGTGGTGTAACAGTAGCAGCAAGAGATCCTGGATCTTGGGCAAACGGTGTCAAAGTTGCTTTAATTGATGCCAAAGCAGATCAGATTCTTGTTGGAGTATCAACCAGTGCTGGTTTACCAAACATTCAAGTTGGTTACGGTGTAACACAGGCAATCAGTTCAACTCTACCTGGTGCTGGAACAACCTCAACACTTGATGGTTATCTAAAAGGTGTCATCACGCAAATTAGTGGTACTAACGCATACGTAAAGGTTCTTTCTCATGTATCAGCAGCAGGAACTGAAACTACAGTAGATTATCAACCATCTGGAGTTTATGCTTTCTCTGGATCTGGTTCTGTTGCGATTCACACCAACGGACAATCAACTGCTGCTGGAACAACCTCATATACTGCTCAGCAAGATTGGTTTGATCAACAATCAATCGCACTTTCAAACAACACCACGATTGCTTGGAACACAATTGCCGACAGACCTTCCACATCATCATTCGCAGCAGCAAGAAACGCAAGATTTGATGAAGTTCATGTTGTTGTAATTGATGACAAAGGAACTGTAAGTGGAAATGCTGGAACAATTCTTGAGAAGCATTTGAGTCTTTCAAAGGCATCAGATGCCGAATTCTCTGTAGGATCACCATCTTATTGGAGAAAGTATCTCGCATCAAACTCACAGTACATCTTTGGTGGTTCTCAACCAACAGGTATTGTAACCACTGGATTTAGTTCAGGGTTCACACTTACTACAGACAGTGGATGGGATCAAGATACGGATTCAATTATTTTTGGAGCGACTGGAGCAAATACGCTGACTCTTGCTGGTGGTAAGAACTACAATGGTGGTACAGATATTACTGCTAGCGGATCACTGACTTCTACGATTGGTAATCTTTCAACTGGATATGATCTCTTCGCTAATAGTGAAGAGTATGAAGTAGATTTCCTCTTAATGGGATCGGCAAATTATGTCAAAGAAAGTGCTCAGTCACTTGCTAATAAACTAATCTCAGTTGCTGAAGAAAGAAAGGACGCAGTTGCCTTTATTTCTCCATACAGACTCGCTTTCTTGAATGATTCAACCGTTGGATCGGTAACTGTAAACTCTGCTGCTGATATTACAAATAATGTAATCAGTTTCTACGCACCAGTTACATCGTCATCTTATGCGATCTTTGATAGTGGTTATAAGTACATGTATGATAAGTTTGCCGATACATTTAGATATGTCCCTCTGAATGGTGATATTGCTGGACTATGTGCCAGAAACGATATCAACAACTTCCCATGGTTCTCACCAGCAGGAACAACTAGAGGTGCTATTCTTAATGCCGTTAAACTGGCATACAACCCAAGCAAAACTCAAAGAGACAGACTGTATTCTAATAGAATCAACTCAGTCATCTTTACTCCTGGTTCTGGAATCGTTCTCTTTGGTGATAAGACTGGTCTTGCTAAGTCATCGGCATTTGACAGAATCAACGTTCGTAGATTGTTCATCTATCTGGAGAACGCGATTTCTGCTGCTGCTAAAGATCAGTTGTTTGAATTCAACGATGAAACCACAAGATCAAACTTCGTAAATATTGTTGAACCTTTCTTACGTGATGTTCAAGCAAAGAGAGGTATTCAAGACTTTAGAGTCATTTGTGATGAGACAAATAACACAGCAGCAATCATAGATAATAATGAATTTGTTGCTGACATCTTCATCAAACCTGCTAGATCTATTAATTTCATTGGATTGACTTTTGTCGCCACCAGATCTGGTGTATCATTTGATGAAATCATCGGAACCGTTTAATTCAACTAGAGGAATCTAACAATGGCATTAAGAACAATTTCAGACTTTAAAGCTAGACTAAAAGGTGGCGGTGCCAGACCGAATCTATTTGAAGTTGAGTTAGTCTTCCCTACTCAAGTTGGAGGTTTAACGGGAGCAAGTAATGATCTGGCAAATTTCCTGGTCAAAACTGCCGCTCTTCCAGCATCAAACGTTACTCCAATTGATGTAGCATTCAGAGGAAGAATTTTAAAGATTGCTGGTGACAGAACATTTGATACTTGGACAGTTACAATTATTAACGACACTGATTTTGCTATTCGCCATGCTTTTGAAAACTGGATGAACAAAATTAATAATGTTGAAACTGCTCAGGGTCTAACCACACCTGGAGATTATTATGCTGATGCTCTAGTTCATCAACTAGATCGTGACGGAGAAAAGTTGAGAACATACAAATTCCATGATGTTTTCCCAACAAATGTCTCCCAAATTGATCTGTCATATGACACGACAGACACGCTTGAAGAGTTCACTGTAGAACTTCAAGTCCAGTGGTGGGAAGCAATTAGAGGAACTGCCGCTGGCGCAGGTGGCGATAACATCAAGTAATAAATAGATAAGACGGTTTTAAATTTATAAAATGGCAAAACTTTTTGGATTTTCTATTGATGATGCTTCTAAAAAACCGGATTCAATAGTATCCCCCGTCCCCAAAAGTAATGAGGACGGGGTTGATTATTTTGTTCAGTCTGGTTTTTATGGTCAGTACGTAGACATTGAAGGTGTTTACAGAACTGAATTTGATCTGATGCGTCGTTATAGAGAAATGGCGCTTCATCCAGAATGTGATGCTGCGATTGAAGATGTTGTCAATGAAGCAATTGTCAGTGATCTTTACGATTCTCCAGTTGAAATTGAACTTACAAACGTAAATGCAAGTGATAATTTAAAAAAGAAAATTAGGGAAGAATTTAGAAATATCAAAGAAATGATGGACTTTGATAAAAAGTCCCATGAAATTTTTAGAAACTGGTATGTTGATGGAAGACTTTATTATCTAAAAGTGATTGATATAAAGAATCCTCAAGATGGGATCAAGGAGATCAGATATATTGATCCCATGAAGATTAAATTCATAAGACAAGAGAAGAAATCAAATAAGTCTAATGGACTAGCACCTTACCAAAATCCAAATGAACCACTGGATTTAGTAAAGGGTGTATATCCAGAACTTGAGGAATATTATCTCTATACTCCAAGACCAAATTATCCAACAGGAACTTTTTCTTCTTCAGCAAGCACTAAAGGTTCTATCAAAATTGCTAAGGACTCTATCACATATGTCACTTCTGGACTATTTGATAGAAACAAAGGAACTTGTCTCTCATATCTACACAAAGCAATTAAAGCACTCAATCAATTAAGAATGATTGAGGATTCTCTTGTAATTTATAGACTATCAAGAGCACCAGAAAGAAGAATTTTCTATATTGATGTGGGTAATCTTCCAAAAGTAAAAGCAGAACAATACCTCAAAGAGGTTATGTCTCGCTATAGAAATAAACTTGTTTATGATGCGAACACTGGCGAAGTTCGTGATGATCGTAAATACATGAGTATGCTTGAAGACTTTTGGCTTCCAAGAAGAGAAGGTGGTAGGGGAACTGAAATCACCACTCTTCCAGGTGGTCAAAATCTAGGTGAACTCACGGACGTTGAATATTTTCAGAAAAAACTTTATAGATCTTTGAATGTTCCAGAATCCAGAATTGCGAGTGATGGTGGATTCAATCTTGGACGTTCTTCTGAAATTCTAAGAGATGAACTTAAATTTGCTAAATTTGTTGGCAGATTGAGAAAGCGTTTTGCGAATATATTTGGTGATATGTTGAGAACGCAATTGATTCTCAAAAACATTATCACACCAGAAGATTGGGATCAAATTAATGATCATATTCAATATGATTTCTTGTATGATAATCAGTTTGCTGAACTGAAAGAGTCTGAAATGTTAAATGAAAGACTTGGATTGGTTGCTACAATGGAACCTTATATTGGCAAATACTTCTCAGTTGAGTATGTTCGTAAAAGAGTTCTTCGTCAGACTGATCAAGAAATTATTGATATTGATGACCAGATTGAAAGAGAGATAAAAGATGGTATTATTCCAGATCCATCTCAAATGGATCCAATAACAGGAGAACCATTACCCCAAGAAGGAGATCCAAATCTTCTAGGTAATGTACCACAAGAACCAGAGATTGACGCAAATATTACTCAGGTAAAAGAACCCAAAGGTGGAGAAATATAAATAATCTTACAATACTATACTAATTTTCATGGAAGATTTACTTGACCTAATTGCAACTGACCAACCCGCTGCTGATATTTCTGATAAAGTTAAAGAAATTTTATACACAAAAGCAGCAGAAAGAGTTGATTATCTTCGTCCAACGATTGCTAATATCATGTTTGGTGAAAATGAAGATTCTGAGGAAACAACCGGGAAAGAAGGATGATTACAAAAATTGTCACAACTCAAGTCAATACCACAACAAGTGCTGGTGCTGCTAGTAGTATTAGTGATGCAACTTGTGTTCGTTTATATAACAACACAGCAGGAATTGTAACTGTTGGTATAAACACTTTAGTTGGAGCAGCATCAACTAATTTCTTTGAACTTCCAGGCGGATCGGTTGAATTTTTAACAAAAGCAGCGTCTGATGTTATTTGGTCAACGACTGCGATCAGAGCAAATAAAGTAGCATTCACAAACTAAAATGAAACTCATTACAGAAGAAATCCAAAAAGTAGAATTTATCGTTGAAGGCAAAGGTGCCGCTAAAAAAATGTATATTGAAGGTGTATTCCTTCAAGGCAACATTTGTAATCGTAACGGAAGAATGTATCCTATGGACACTCTTTCTCGTGAGGTGAAGAGATATGACGAATCTTTTATCCAAAAAGGTCGTGCTTTGGGTGAACTTGGACACCCAGATGGTCCAACTGTAAATCTAGATCGTGTTTCTCATAAAATCGTTTCCCTCACTCAAGAAGGAAATAATTTTATTGGTAAAGCACAACTTCTTGAAACCCCTATGGGTAAGATTGCCAAATCTCTGATTGGTGAAGGAGTTTGTCTTGGTGTTTCTTCTCGTGGTGTTGGTTCATTAAAGATGACCAACGAAGGTCATAAAGTTGTTGGTGAAGATTTTATGTTAGCAACTGCTGCTGATATTGTAGCAGATCCTTCAGCACCTGATGCTTTTGTTCAGGGAATTATGGAAGGTAAAGAGTGGGTTTGGGAAGGCGGAATCCTTCGTGAACAACTGGCAACCAAAACTCAAAGAAGAATCAATACATTAGTTGATCAAAAAAGATTAGATGAGCATAAAGTCCATCTATTCCAAGATTTCTTAGCAAATCTTTAATTTATAAATAAATATAGATTATAACACAATCAATCTAAAATGTCCGTTGGTAGAAATTTACAAGAAATGGAAAACGTAGTAACCAAAGGGGCTGCCGCTGCCGAACCAATGCACAAGTTAACCACAGGAGTTCCTGATGGTCAAACAGGTGGTTGGGAAGATCTGGGCGGTCCTACCCCAGAAAACTATAGATCAGATGACAATTCAGCACAGCTGAAAACACCTAGTACAACTCTTGCTCAAGTCAAGAATGTTGTAAACAAGGGTGCCAAAGCTGCTGATCCTATGGCAAAACTTGCCAG